GTAAAGGCAGGAGAAGACGCTGAAGGCGAAACTTCTTACGACCTTTGGGGCCGTTACAACTGGAATGCAAACATGTATGTTTCAGTTCAAGCACCAACAGAAGAAATGATGGACAACTTAACAGTTGGCATTGGTTATTCTTATGATGTATGGAAAGGTCTTTGCGTTGAACCTAACTACAGTATGGGTTTAAAAGAAGATGAAGCAGGTGAAAGAGAAGGTTCTTTTAACTTAGGTTTATCTTACAAGTTTTAAACTTAGTATTAATTAAAAAAAGTCCTGGTGACAGGCATTAAAAAAATGGAAAAAGTATTTTCAACAGTAAGCGGATTTTTAGGTGGTTTAGGGTCATTATTTATGGCTTTCATCCCAGTAACAATCTTATGGTACGTTTTAACAGGCGGATCAGTATTTGGAATGGATGCAATCGCTAATTTAACTTCATTAGTAAATGGATTTGGAGAAGGTGGTTTCGTAGGATTAATTGTATTAATTCTAGTAGCATCATTTTTTACAGGTAAAAAGTAATAGTTTTTAGAACATATTATTAAGAGAGGCGCTTCGGCGCCTCTTTTGTTTTCTATTTTTTTATTATATGTATATTTGAAAACATACGCGCTTCCTAATAAGCCGTCCCTGATTATTTATAACCCTATTAAGGTTCCTAATAACCTTATTTCCCGTACAATTAATTAACGAGACTCGAAAGAGAAAAAACCAAAATAAAATGGCAAAAAACATTTTAAAAGAGGCAATCGCTGACGCTAAGGCAGTTCGTGAAGTTGCTCTTGCAAATGCAAAGGCCGCATTAGAAGAAGCTTTTACACCACGACTTCAATCTATGTTATCAGCTAAATTATCTGAAGAATTAAATGAAGAAGAAGATTTAGATGAAACTTACATGGAAGATGAAAAAGAAGACGTAAAAGAAATGTATGATGAAGACGAAAAAATGGACGAAACATACATGGAAGATGAAAAAGAAGATTTAGATGAGGAAATTGATTTGGAAGAAATTCTTAATGAATTAGAATTAGAAGAAAGTGATGACCTAGAAGAAACGGTCGACGAAGCTAAAAAAGATGACGACGAGAAAATGGAAGAAGCTAAAAAAGACGACGATAAAGACGACGTTAAAGAAGCTAAAGACAAAGAAGACGACATGAATGAAGCTAAAGACGACAAAGAAGATTTAGATGAACAAAAACCAATCTACAAAGCAGAATACGCTAATGATGTTACTTATAAAGCGGATCATGTAAATGAAGATAAGGAATTTGATTTAGATACTCTTCTTGAGGAAATTAACAATTTAGACGAAGAAAAAGAAGACGACGTTAACGAGCAAACAGATTCAGAAATGGATGACATGTATGCAGGTTCTGCACTTCACAAAAGAAAAGAAGAAGGCCAAACTAACGAAGTTGTTGGTGTAGCTGCAGGTATTGCAGGTTTAATTGCAGCAGCAGGTGGTTTAAGTGCTTTAGAAATGGCGGCTGATGATCCAGAATGGAGAGCTAAGTATCCAAAAGTGGCTAGAGCTTTAGAAAAAATGCAAGACATTGGTAAAGCAGCAGCTGATACCAAAAGAATGGAAGAAGCATCTAAAGACAAAGAACTTGATGAAACTAAAGCAGCTCTTGAAGCAGTCACTACTGAACTTAACGAAGTTAATTTGTTAAACTCTAAATTATTGTATGTTAACAGAATTTTTAAAGCAAACAATTTAAATGAAGGACAAAAACTACGTGTAGTTGAAACTTTAGATAATGCGTCAAATGTTAAAGAAGCTAAGTTAATTTACGAAACAATCAAGGACACGTTTACTGTTGCTAAATCAACAAAAACAACTCCTAAAAGATCAATCAAAGAAGGATTAGGAATGGCTTCTAAAGCTGCAGGAACATCTACAGCTCCAAAGAAACCAGTTCTTAACGAATCAAATGATATGGTGACTAGAATGCAAAAACTAGCAAACATTAAAATTAATCAATAACTAAATAAAAAAATTTACAAAAAATGGACAATGTAAACAATTTATTAGAAGGTGCAAGCCCTTACCAAGTTCTACAGGAGCAAGCTGGAAAATTAGCTAGCAAATGGGATAAATCAGGACTTTTGGAAGGAATTACATCTTCTACAGAAAAGAACAACATGTCAATGTTGTTAGAAAATCAAGCTAAACAGCTTGTAAATGAATCAAATACAGTAACATCAGCAGGTTCTGGAGTTTCTATCACTAATGGTGGTAATTCAGAAGCTTGGGCGGGTGTTGCTCTTCCTTTAGTACGAAGAGTATTTGGAGAAATCGTAGCAAAAGACCTAGTGTCAGTTCAACCAATGAACTTACCAGCAGGTTTAATTTTCTACCTTGACTTCCAATATGGAACAGGTACTGCTAACAAAACAGTAGGAGAATCACTTTATGGTGCATCTTCAGATCTTAAAAGAACATCAGAATCGTTCGATACAGGTCTTTATGGTGCAGGTGAGTTTGGTTACTCAACAACTTCTGCTTCAATCGCAGTTACTTTAGACCAAACAGGACACACTTCACAATCACTACAAGCAGGTGGTGGTGGATTATTAGGAATTTTAGCTGGTGATACTGAATTCTCAGCATCTTTTGCTGGTGGATTTGATGGCGCTGACGCATTTGGAGATACAGATGCAATTAGAATTGTAAATGTTTTACAAGCTTCAGCATCTAATTTTGATGCAGATGCAATTAGAGCATTTGCTTTTGATGGGGCAGTAAAAACATTCCCACAATACACAAGATTACATACATCAGGATCAGGTGAAAAAGTAATTCAATTAGTAATTTCAGGTGCTGCAACTACTGCTCCTGGAAATTTAATTTACTTAACAACTCCTGATAACTTAAATGATAGAGGTGATTTTGAAGACACAATGCCAGAAGCAGGAGCAGGTACAGTATCTGCTTTATCTATTCCTGAAATCAATGTTCAGTTAAGATCTGAAACAGTTGCTGCTAAAACACGTAAATTGAAAGCACAATGGACTCCTGAGTTCGCTCAAGACTTGAATGCTTATCATTCAATTGACGCTGAAGCAGAATTAACTTCAATCTTAAGTGAGTATATTTCAATGGAAATTGATTTAGAAATCTTAGATATGTTAATCAGAAATGCTGATACTGTTGAAGGTTGGAGTGCTAAAGTTGCTCAAGATGTATCTGTAAATTCAAACCACACAGTAGGTGGTACTGCAGGTGTTACTTATACATCAAACCAAAATAATTTAGGTGTATATTACACTAAAATGTCTTGGTTCCAAACTTTAGGTGTTAAATTACAAAAAGTTAGTAACTTAATTCACCAGAAAACTCTTCGTGGTGGTGCTAACTGGATGGTAGTTTCTCCAAAAGTTTCTACAATTTTAGAAGCAATCCCAGGATTTGCAGCTGACTCATCAGGAGACAGTGACAAATACAATATGGGTGTTCAAAAGATTGGTGCAATAAATAACAGATATACAGTTTATAAAAACCCTTACATGGTTGAAAATACAATCTTAATGGGTTATAAAGGATCTCAATTCCTTGAAACTGGTGCTGTTTTTGCTCCGTACATTCCTTTAATCATGACACCTCTAGTGTATGATCCTACTTCATTCACACCAAGAAAAGGTATCATGACTAGATATGCTAAGAAAATGGTTCGTCCAGATTTCTATGGTAAAGTAATGATTCACGACTTAAACGAGCTGTAAGCAGTTAGTTTAATATATTTTGAAAGAGAGCCGCATTAGCGGCTCTTTTTTTTATATGTATATGTGTAAACAATAATTGGTCGGTATTGTTAAACAATATTAAAAACGGGGAAAATAGCCTCTATGGGTTGACCACTATAGTTGTATCCCTATAATTGCTTAAAAAAATAAAATTATGGCAAGTAAAACAAGATCGTTTTTAAAAAACGAAAACAGGGATTTTAATAACATCCTTGACAGTGTAGCAACTTTAAAGGACCAGAACACAAAAACTACTAGTGACAATGTAACTAAATTTGATTTAGGGGCACAAGTAAGTTTAGACCCACAATCAGATGGATCTATATTTTCTGGAGCAACTGGTGAAATTAACCAATGGGGATTTAGATGTGGTAATACATTAGCAGTACATGCTATTGGAACCCAAACTCTTTTAGCACCAGCATTAAATGCAGCAGGATTAGATGTATCAGGTGACCAAACAAATAATGATGGTTGGGCTATGAGAGGTAGATCAGTAGCATCTTTAGGTAGATTAAACAAAGATTACTTTACAGTAGGAACATCTCCAGCATTTTACATGAAATGTAAATTTTCAATAGCCGATGTTTCAGGTATTGATGATTTAAGATGTGGATTTGCAAAAGTTGAAGCACATAATGCTGATCCAGATGCATTAGATGAATTAGCAGCTATGCATGTAGTTTCAGGTGATATTAAAACTACAACTATTATTAATAATGCAACAACTGTAACTACAGATTTAACAAATCCTTCTTCAGGTGACTTTGCAGATGGAGCAACTCATACTTTTAAAATTATGGTGAGTGCAACTGGTGTAGTAACTTATGAATTAGATGATACAGCTCCAACAGGTGCAGTAGCATTTACTTTTGATGATGCTGAAGTAGTAACTCCATACTGGTTCCACAGACATGATTCAGATGTAGGTGGTGCTGTTATATGGCAAACATTTGAATTCGGTTTACAATAAGCCTTATTTAAACTTTAAAGAGGACCGCATTAGCGGTCCTTTTTTTTATATGTATAATCAAACGTTATATATGGTAAAACCCAACACATCAAAAAAGCCCCCAAAAGGCTCGGTTAGATTTTCATTAACTCTTTCAGAAGAACAAAAATCGGCAAAACAGGCAATTTTACACCACCCATACAATTTTATAGTTGGTAAAGCAGGTAGTGGTAAAACATTATTAGCTTGTCAAATTGCACTAGACATGTTTTTTAAAAGACAAATAGATAAAATCATAATAACGAGACCTACAGTATCAACAGAAGACAATGGTTTTCTTCCAGGATCAGAAAAAGAAAAAATGGAACCATGGATTGTACCTATTAAATCTAACATGCGTAAAATTTACAATAAACCTCTTATTTTAGAAAAAATGGAAAAAGAGGAATCAATTGAATTAGTATCTTTAGCACATTTTAGAGGTAGAACATTTGAAAATTCTATAGTAATAGTTGATGAATTTCAAAATTTAACTCGTTCACAATTTAGAATGGCTTTAGGTAGATTAGGAAAAAATTCAACAATGATATTTTGTGGAGACAACCAACAAATTGACTTAAAAGATAAAAATTATTCTGCAATAGTTGACTTACCTAAAATCAATAATTCCCAATATGTTTATAAAAGAGTATTATTAGATAACCATCGTCATATAGCAATAGACGAAGTATTCGAGTTATTGAACGGAATGTAAATTCTCCATACCTTTTTCATATTTATAATAGAACAACCTAATTCTATTTAAAATGGCAAAAATACCTATATGGCCGGGCTCATCATCATTTGCAACAGTATCTAATCCGACACCTTTTGCATTATATGATTCAGACACTGAATTTATTACGGATGCTGATAATATTTCAAATTGGTGTGCTAAACGTTTAGGATACCCTCTTGTAGATATTGAACTACAAGATGTAAATTTTTATACTTGTTTTGAAGAAGCTATAAATGAGTATGGAGCTCAATTATACAATTTTCAAATAATAAATAATTTTCATACATTAGAAGGAACAACAACAGGATCTAATTTTAATAACCAATTAATTTCTCCTAATTTAGGGGGTACAGTTAATATATCGGACCAATATGGTAATGAAACTTATGGTGGTGGAGGAGATTATAAAAAAGAATCAGGTTCTTTATTAGTAAAAAAAGGAATCCAACAATATGATTTATTATCAGCTGTTAGTTCTTCTTTAAGTGGTTCAGAAGCAGTTTATATTAAAAAAATAATGCATTATCAACCAGCAGCTATAAATAGATATTTCGACCCATATGCAGGTACAGGTACAGGTATTCAATCCCTAATGCAAACTTTTGGATTTGGTAATTATTCACCAGGTGTAAACTTTATGTTAATGCCTATGTTTTTTGATGCTTTAAAAATTCAAGCAATTGAATTAAATGATGCTATTAGAAAATCAGCATATCATTTTGAAATAAGCAACAATAGGTATTTAAAATTATTTCCTATCCCTACAAGTGATTATACTTTATGGTATGAATACCAATTAAAATCTGTAGCTAATGCTCCAGTAAAAAATGATGCAACAAATTTAATAACGGATATATCAAATGTACCTTATACTAATCCTACTTATGCTTTTATAAATGAGCCTGGTAAACAATGGATTAGAAGATATTGTTTAGCATTAGCTAAAGAAATGTTAGGTAGTATAAGAGGTAAATATCAAGCTTTACCAATACCAGGAGATACTACTACTTTAGATTATGCTAGGTTATTAAGTGAAGCAATAACTGAAAAAACAGCATTAATAACAGAACTAAAAGAATTATTAGAATCTACAACTAGATTAAAACAATTAGAAAGACAAAATCAAGAAGCACAACAAACACAAGAAACTTTTTATAAAGTACCATACCCAATTTATATAGGTTAATGATAAAATTAAAAAACATATTAAACGAACTATTAAATACTTACATAGTACAAGCTTACATGCTAACAGACACTGAATATAATATTACAGATATATTAGATCAAATTAGAGCAATAAGAAAAGTAACTATTGTAAGAAATATAACTCCTCCTGAATATGTTCAAAAACAAAATTTTGAATATACTTTAGTTACAATTAAATTTATATCAAGAGGAAATCCTAAAGAAGATTTAAAAAAACTAAAAAAAGATATTTTAACATCTAATAGAAGTATAAATGATTTAAGAGTACCAGGTGTAAAATCTTTTAAAATTAAACCAGAAACCTTAAAAAGAATATAATGGCTTTATTTGGAGGATCACGAGATATATCACTTTTTAACACAGTAAGTAAAGAACTTATTAATGATATTATTCAATCAGAAGTTGGATATTACAAATTTGCTCTTGAAAAAACTACATCTAATGTTTATGGTGAATCCCAGGGCAAAGTATACTATGAACCCGTAAGAATAGCGTGTTTAATGCAGAGAGAAGACCAAACATGGTCGTCTGATGACTTTGGATCTGACCTTAATCAAACACTTAATTTTAGGTTTTTAAAAGAAGAATTAAAAGATATAAATTTAGTACCAGAAGTGGGAGATATATTACTTTTTAGGAATAATTTTTATGAAGTTGATAGTAAAATCGAAAATCAATTAATACTAAGTAAAGATCCAGACTATGCTATTTCAACAGGAACAACTGATTTTGGTAATAGTCATTCAATTATATTAAATACTCATATTTCAGGAATAGAAAGATTAAATTTAATACCTTTAAGAGGTGGAAAATATCCATCTACAACTAAAATAACTGATGGAATAGCTAATTTACTTGGATAATGACAGATTTTAAAAGACCTATACCTAATAGACAAAATGAACTGTTAAGAAAAAACTTATCAGCTCCTCAGTATGATCAAGAATCATTATCTGAAAAATCAGAAAAAGGTTCTAGTTTAGCTAGAGAATCTTCTACATTAGAAATAAATGAATTTCCTATTAAAGGATTAGTTGAAGATAGAAAAACCCCAAGACTATTAAAAGATAAAGTAAATAGATCTAATGTTACTCGTAGAGATGATGATACAACAAAAGATGTAAATATAGGTTTACAAGATCATGATGAGGCTATAGCATATTATTTTGATAAAGTTATTCAACCTTCTATTATAAAAAATGGGCAAAGAGTAGAAGTACCTTTAGTTTATGGATCTCCTGAAAGATGGAAATCAGTTCAACGAGATGGATATTATAGAGATAAAGAGGGAAAAATTCAAACCCCTCTTATTATGTTTAAGAGAGACAGTGTTGAAAAAAGAAGGGATTTAGGTAATAAAATGGATGCTAATAATCCCCAACTACAATATACTTTTCAAAAAAAATATACAAAAAGAAATCAATATGATAATTTTTCAGTATTACAAGGTAGAACACCACAAAGAGAATTACATGCTGTAGTAGTACCTGATTATGTAACTTTAAATTATAGTTTTACTATATGGACTTCATTTGTAGCAGATATGAATAAAATGGTTGAAGCTATAAACTATTCATCAGATTCATATTGGGGTGATTTTGAAAGATTTAAATTTAATGCAAGAATTGATACTTTTAGTAATAGAGTAGAATTATCACAAGGAAATAATAGGGTAGTAAAAACAGATTTTGGGTTAAAATTGCAAGGATATATAATCCCAGAAGCCATGAATGCTTTTATAAACAAACACCCAACAAAACAATTTTCAAAATCTATTCTTACTAATATCACAGAAGTAATAGCCGAAGATCTAATAGAACACGATAGAGCAAGACAACCAATAAATAAAGTAGGAGATAGTGGAAGTGGTATTGGTTATGATAAAATAGGACACCAACAAATAGGATAATAAAATGGCAAAACAAACAAGAACAACATTAAAAGGATACTTTGAAACAGGAGATATACCTACAGGGGGAAATTATGTTGATTTAATAGACAGTCCCTTAATGTTAAATACTGAAAATACAGGAAGTGCAAATATTTTAGGCACCATAACAGCTTCAGGAGATATTAGTTCAAGTGGAGACATAATAGGAGTTACTGGTTCGTTTGATTATGTAAAAACAGATAAATTACAAGTAGGAGCAGCAGGTGGTACAGATATATTAAGTATAGATGGTGGTGATTTACAATTAGAAAATGGTAAACAAATAACATTCTCAGATATAGGTGATGGAAATACTGGTAGAGTAAGAATAGTTGGTAATGAAGATAGTGATACTATCCAGATGTTTGTTGATAATAATAATTCCCATACATTAAGATTAGATACGACAGGTGTTAGTATAGGAACATCCACACCAGCAGAAAAACTAACAGTAGAAGGCAATATAAGTGCAAGTGGTTTTATAAGTGCTTTTGGAAGCTCTTCATTTGTAGGATTACCAACCACAGAACCTTCAACAACAGGAACTTTATGGTTATCAGGTAGTGGTGGGGGATCAGCTTCAGGATCAAAATATTTAATGGTATTTACAGGATAATTCGATAAAAAATGTCTATATATAACCCTCTTTCTAGTAGTATAAGTCCTTCTTTATTTTTATCTTATACAAATTTTCAAGTAACTTCATCTATACCCGTAAGTTCTTCAGAAAGAACTCCTACTTCATCAGCAGTACTAGTTTCTGGATCAGTTTTTTTACTGTCAGCTAGTGCAGCTTATACAGCAGGATTAAATGTACAAACATCAGTAAACTTAAATAGTTATGTTTATGGAGTAGCTTCATCTGATCCAACAGATATTTCTTCTTCTTTATATGATGTAGAAACCCCCGGTTATAGTGCTATAGGAGATAATGCTACTACAAATAATCCTCCACAATATGTTGAAGGACCTATAAGAATAACTACAGGAAGTCAAGCAAGCACCACAACAGGTAGTATAAGAATTGGTTATGGAAGAATTTTACGAATTAAAGATGGAGATAATTTTACTGTAAGATTAGGATGCACAAACCCAACTGCTTTTAATTATGATCCTAATGCAAATGTTGATAATGGAAGTTGTATATTACCTATTTATGGATGTACAAATCCAAATTCTTCGAATTATAATTCAGCAGCAAATATAGATGATGGTTCTTGCGCAATAGCAGGATGTACAGACCCTACAGCTTTAAATTACAATCCTTTAGCAACTACAGAAAATGGAACATGTCAATATGTTACAAATGGTACTTTTATTAATACTAATCAAACTACTACACATACTGATAATTCTTATTTAAATTCAGGGATATCTTCATATAATAGTCCAACTTTGAATACTAATGGAAGTATATTAATACAAACAAATGGAGAAGCTTATGTGGGTCCTTATCATGTAATAACTAATTCACCTAAAATATATGTAATAGGAACTACTCCTTCCCTCAAACCTACACAATTTGTAGAAGGAAATATATTAATTTTAAGAAATGGAAATAGAAAATATACAGATAATAATGAATCTATTTCTAATAATTTACCTTCTGCTTATGATAAACCTATCTCTCAAGAACAACTTTGTTCTAATTGCTATTTTAATCAAAATGGTAATTGCACAAAATGGAATGCAGAAATAAGAATGGATTATTGGTGTGCTGCTTATAAACCTTTAGGAGTACTTACACCAGCAGGAGATACTTTTAGAAGTGATTTTCCAGGAATGATCCAAACAGGATTAACAACATCAGGTAATGAATTTGTACTTGATAATAAAAAATATTATATAGGAAGTTATCGTATAATGCCAGATGGAACATATTTTGCAGATAATACATTACCTTTTAAAAGAATATATTTAAAACAAACACTTAAATTTGGTTCTAATAAACATTTTACAAAAATCAATAAAAATAAACAAGGAAAACAAATAATACAAACAACAACTTCTCCTTCAACAACAGTTCCTTCTACAACAGAAACAACTACAGTTTCTACAGGAACTACTACACCTTCCACTAGTGGAACAGGAACAAGTTATAGTTATTAACATAAGACAATAAAAAATGAGTACATTATTCGTAAATACAATTAAACCAGATTCAGGATCTAATATTCTGATATCTTCTTCATTAATAGTTTCTGAAAGCTTAAAAGTAGCAGGAGATTTTGAATTAAGTGGTTCTATAAAATTAGGTAATGCAGACACAGATTCAATTGGTTTTGTTGCTGATGTAAGTTCAAGTATACTTCCTGACGCAAATGAAACATTTGATTTAGGATCTACTACTAAAAAATGGAGACATTTACACGCAGTAGGAATTACAGCATCAGGAGACATAAGCTCAAGTGGAATCATAATAGGAAATATAGGACAATTTAATGAATTAGAATTTGGTGCTTTTGCAAATATAACAGCTAGTGGTAATATAAGTACAAGTGGAGCTTTTATTGGAGATGGAAGTCAATTATCAGGAATAGGAATATCAGGATCTGCTTTAGATGTAATTAATATATCCTCTAGTGGAAATATAAGTTCAAGTGCAACAGGATCCTTTAATCATTTCTTTGTAAGTGGTGAAATCAGTGGATCAGTTAGTGCTAGTGGTACTGGATCTTTTCAGGGAGGAGTAAACGCAGCAGGAACAAATAGTACATTTGGTAACATAACAGCTTCAGGTAATATAAGTGCTAGTGGATATGTCTTTAGTAATAATTTAGTTTTACCTATTGATGGTACTGAAGATGCAAAAATAGTATTTTCTAAAAATTGGACAGGTGATGTATCAACTCAAAAAGGTAACAATGGGTACATTTATGATGATGATGATTCTATACAAATAGGATATGCAGATTCAGATATTATTGCAATAGGACAACAAGATTCAATTAATACTGATTCTGCTGGGATGAGAATATTCCTTCAATCAGGAGTTAGAGTAGCAGGAAGTGTAAGCGCAAGTGGAACAGGTTCATTTCAACATGGAATAGATGCAGCAGGAGCTACAGGTTCCTTTGGTATGATATCTGCAAGTGGAGATATATCTGCTTCAGGAACAGGATCTTTTGAATTTTTAACAGTACCAGGTGAAGTTAGTGGTAATATAAGTGCTAGTGGAACTGGATCTTTTAGAGGGGGAATAGATTGTATAGGGGATGGAACAGGAATGGCCCCAGCTACAGGAGCATTTGGATATATAAGTGCTAGTGGAGATATATCATCTTCTGCTTCAGGTTCTTTTATGCATCTGTCAGTAAGTGGATCAGGTTCAATGACTTATTTATTTGTGTCAGCATCTGATCAATTAAATACAGCAATAAGTTGTAGTGGTGGTATTTCTGCTAGTTATTTCTCTGGGGATGGAAGACATCTTGAAAATGTAACAGCTAGTTTTGTTGCAGGAGGAACAACAGCTGCTGGTGCTAATACACAATTACAATTTAATGATGGTGGTGCTTTAGGGGCAGACGCAGGACTTGTATATAATAAAACAACAGATGTTTTATCAGTATCAGGATCTATAATAGTAGGTACTAATACCCCGGGATTAGGTCATGTAAGTGCAAGTAGAGTAAGTGCAAGTGCAGGATTTGAAGCAGACACATTAAGTACAAGTTCATTTGGTTTTATTTCTTGTAGTGGAGATATTAGCTCAAGTGGAACAGGTTCTTTTGAGGGGGGTATAAATTGTATTTCTCCAGGAGGTGATGATGTTGATGGAACAGGTTCATTTGGGTATATTTCTTGTAGTGGAGATATAAGTATGAGTGGAACTTTTTCGGCAGGTGCTATATCATCAAGTGGAACTATAAGTGGAAGTTTATTAAAAGGACAACAAATTCAAGCCCAAGAAGGTGATAGTTTAGGATTTAGATTTAATTTAAATAATGATTCAGTAGTAAATGCTTTAAGATATAAAACAATATCTACAGTAGGACATGCAGATATAAATGCTTTACCTTTAACAGTAACTAAAGATATTTCAGGTAGTGCAAATCTTTTAATAGGTGGAACTGCAATAGTAGGAGGAGCAACAACAATAGCAGGAACTACAACAACAAATGGTACTTTAAATGTAGCTAGTGATTTTCAAATAGCAGGAGTAGCAGTAACAGCAACAGCAGCTGAATTAAATAAAATGGATGGATTTGTTGGAACAACAGCCCAATTAAATGCGTTCATAAAAACAACAGATGAAGCAATTGAAGCTTCTAAAGCAGTAAAATATGATTCAGATGGAGCAATAAGAACTAAAAAAGTAATAAAATCTTCAGGAGTAACATTAACTGCTGGAGATAGTGATGCATTATTAGCTCCATCAGGAGCAGCAGCACAAACATTTGTATTACCAGCTGTAGCAGAGGCTAAAGGAGTAAGATTTGAATTTGTAGCTGCTAGTGCTGCAGCACATATAATACAAAGTGAAGGTTCAAATATATTTGGTCAAATAATAGATAATTCAAATGCAGCCACATTAGCAAGAACTGAATTAGAAGGAAGCAGTAGAATAGTATTGCAAAACCCAAAAATTGGAGACAGAATAACTATAATAAGTGATGGAGCTAGATATTTTGTTGATGGAAGAACAAATGACACACCAGGATTAGCATAATAAATAAATAAAAAAATGTCAATAGTAACTAAAGCAATATTAAAAGGGTATTTTGAAACAGGAGATAGACCCACAGAAGGTCAATTTATTGATCTAATAGATTCTATTGTAACTTTAACCCATGCAAATACAGGTGATGTTACTATTGTAGGAACTTTAACAGTTGATAATATAAATATAGGCTCACACATAAGTGCAAGTAGAGTAAGCGCTAGTGGGGGCTTTGAAGCAGACACATTAAGTACAAGTTCATTTGGATATATTTCATCTAGTGGTGATATAAGTACAAGTGGAAATATATTTGCCCGAGAAGGAGTTTTAGAAATAACAAATGTTAGTGCATCTTCATTTACAAATATTTACTCTTTATCTCATATAACTTCTAGTGGTAATATAAGTGCAAGTGGAGACGTAATAGGATTCACAGGATCTTTTCATTATTTAGAAGGAGATGGTAGTGGATTAACTAATGTTCATGTTGAAGATGTTGTTCATGGTAATAAAGTATCAGTAACAGGTAGTCAAAAAGTAACATCTAATACTAATAATACTGTAGCAACTAATAATACAGGAGAATTTACAATACCAATAGGAGCAAATTATACAGTAGAAACAGGGGGACAAGTTGATTTACAATATACTCCTATAGCAGAAAGAGTATACAGATATGATGTTGATACAGGCAATTTTATTCCTTATGCTCAAGCAAATATAGATTCTGAAACTACTTTAATGAAAGGTTTTGGAGCAGGAACAGCAGGAGTAGGTAATGATATAACTGTAAGACATAACGCAACAGTTCCAGAAAATTTTGTTACAACTTTATATACAACAGCACATAATGTAACACAATCTGAGGATCCTAATAATAATCCTATAGTAAACGATCCTAATTCAATAACAATACAAGATCAATCTACTTATACTATAAAAGCAGGAGCAGATGTAACAATAGATGGGGTTCATCATGGAGTTGTTAGAAAAGATATAGCCCTATTTAAAACTATGGGGATAGGAGATACACAAGCAATTGGTCCTTCAGGAAGTGATTCTTTCAATGACCAATATAATAATATATACCCTTCAGCTTCCGCACATTTACATATTTCAGCAAGTAATCCAGTAGTTAAAATAGAAGCATCATCAGGAACAGGATTATTGTCTATAGATGGTAATATAAGTGCAAGTGGGGGAACAATAACAGCATTATCAGGTTCATTCTCAGAATTATCAGGTAACAGTCCTTTAACAGTTAATGGAGAAGTTATTTTTACTGGAGTTGTTAAAACATCTGGTAATATAAGCGCAAGTGGAGAAATTAGTGCAAGTAATGGATTTGAGGCGGGTACAACAAGCACAAGTTCATTCGGATTTATTTCAGCAAGTGGAACTATAAGTACAAGTAAAGCTATTATAGCTAATAGTTTATCATTTCTACCTGGCATGTTTATTCGAGATGATTCAATTTCAACTAGTGCAGGTAACATATATTTTTCAGATGGAATAGAAGTAGGTGGTACAGGTCACATAACAGCCTCAGGGAATATAAGTGCAAGTGGAACTCTCACAGCTGAAAATATAGAACTTCCTCCAGGGGGAGCAATAAGACCAACTGTAAATTCTAATACTATTTCTTTTAGAGCACATGATCATGGTTCAGCTGAATTCATGGAAATAGGATCTAATATATTCAATGTGTATATGGATGGTAGGAATACCTTTGCTATAGCTAGAACTAATACCCAAGAAGGACAAATAACTTTAAATGCTACTAATGACAATTATGATGTCTCTATAAAATATGATGACACTTCAACAGCATTTACTTCAAACGCAGCAAGTCATTTTGTACAAATGTCTGGACCAGTAGTAATTTCAAGATCTGGTAGCGCAACAGCAACACCACTAGGTTCTAATTTTTCAGCAGTTACAGATGGCAACTCAGCATTACAATTATCAGGAAGTCTATTTACAGATGGTCATATAACAGCCTCAAGTAATATAAGTGCAAGTGGTGATATTACTGGTGTAACAGGTTCATTTGAGGGGGGATTAGTATTAACATCTCCTAATGGAACTAAATATAGATTCACAACAAATGATTCAGGACATTTATCATTAACAGGTAGTGCAGTGTAATCATGGTTTTCTAGAAAAAATCTATATTTATATAACGTAAAGCAATATTAAAAACCATACAACCACATTAAAATAAAATATAATGAGCAATATTAATGTAAATAATTTAACCCCCCTATTAGGATCGGGTTCATCTGTTAGTGTTTCTGGATCTTTAGTAGTAAAAAATGATGTCACTATAGGTGGTCATTTATATATTGGAGACCAAAACACAGATTCAGTAACTTTTTCAGCAGAAGTAAGTTCAAGTGTAATTCCAGATGCAACTATAACCTATGATTTAGGATCAGCATCAAAGAAATGGAGCACAATTTATCTAAATTCTTTAGTAACTCATCATATAACAGCAAGTGGTAATATTAGTGCTAGTGGTACTGGTATAAATGGAACAGGCTCATTCCATCATGTAGCTGCAAACGGAAATATTACTTCAAGTGGTACAGGTTCGTTTGAGGGAGGAGTAATAGCAAATAATGCAACAGGTTCGTTTGGATATGTAAGTTCAAGTGGAGATATAAGTTCAAGTGGAGACATTTATGGTGTTACAGGTTCATTTGCAGGAGGAATTGATTGTATTGGAGATGGTAAAAATGCAACAGGTTCATTCGGATATATTTCAGCAAGTTCAGATATTAGTACAAGTGGTGATATATTTGGAGTAACAGGATCCTTTTTCGGAGGAGTAAGTTGTTCAGAAGATTCAACAGGTTCATTTGGACAAATTACAGCAGTTGGAGATATAAGTTCAAGTACATCAGGTTCATTCATGGATCTGTTTGTAGACGATATGGTAGAAATACAAGGAGATGTAAATCTTCATGGTAATATAAGTGGAAGTACAACAACCACAGCTTCATTTGGATACATTTCATCAAGTGGAGATTTAACAGCTAGTGGAACAGGTTCATTTGGAGGAGGTATAGATGCCTCAACAGCTACAGGTTCATTAGGATACGTTTCAGCAAGTGGAAATATATACGCTACACAATACTATGTAGGTAGTACAGGTGCACTTATAGCATTAGCAGGTAATAAATCAGCAAATACAGTAAAATTAGGAGGAGGAGCTAGTGTAACTCAATTACACGGTTTATCAATTGATGTAACTGGTTCAATATCAGCAAGTAGCGATATGACTATTGTAGGAGATATAAGTTCAAGTGGAAGAATAAGTGCAAGTTCAGGATTTGAAACAGACGCTGGAACTACAAGTAATTTTGGTACTATTTCATCAAGCGGTAATTTAGTAATATCAGGTCATGTAAGTGCAAGTAGAATAAGTGCAAGTGCAGGATTTGAAGCAGATTCAGATAGTAAGAGTACTTTTGGACACATTTCAATGAGTGGAGATTTACAAATTGGAAACAATACAGTAGTAATGTCAGGTTCAGCAGGACAAATAACAGCTAGTGGAAATATTAGTGGTGGTGCTCAAATATTAGGAGGAGATTATTACGCACAAGGACTTCAATTTGCAACACAAGCTGATAACCAAACAAGTGGAGTATTACAAATAGGAGGATCTAACCCAATGAGACTAACAGGTACTTCATTAATGGTAACAGGATCAGTTTCAATGAGTGGTGCTTTAAGTATGAGTGGTGCAAACTCAGATTTAACTATAGATACAGGTAATATTGAAGTTGGCACAGGTAATATTATTGTAAGTAATGGTTATCTTCATACTGTTACTGGAGCTATAAGCTCAAGTGAGCATCTTATAGGAAATTTAATACAACAACATACAAATGGAGTTACTAATTTTGCAGTAGATGCGCTTGGTCAAGTAACAGCATCAGGACAAATAAGTTCAAGTGCAGGATTAGCAGGAACAGCTTTAACATTAGCAACAAACGGAGTAAATGCTCTAACAGTATCAACTGCCGGAGCTTTAAGTGCAAGTAGCACTTTAGCGGGTACAGCTTTAGAATTAAAAACAGCAGGTGTTCACAAAGCTTCAATTGACGCTTCAGGTAATATAGCAGCAGAGGGAACAATTAGTTCAAGTGGTTTAATGTCAGCAACAGCTTTAACACTAACTACAGCAGGTGTTCACAAAGCTTCAATTGACGCTTCAGGAAATGTAGCAGCAGAAGGTAATATAAGTTCAAGTGCTACACTAGCAGCTAGAAATTTAGACATAAAAACAGCAGGTGTAACAAAAGCTACAATAGATACTTCAGGTAATCTTGATTTAATAGCAGGTAATGAAGCTGGAGCAACAGGTTCATTTGGATATATTTCATCAAGTGGTGATTTCACAGCAAGTGGAAATATAACAGCATCAGGGGTATATGCAGATGGTGATATAAGTGCAAGTGGAGCTGTATTTACAAAATTTATTAAACCAAATGTAGGTGCAACATTAAACATAACACCTGATACAGGAGCTGCATTTGCAAGTGATACACACACAGTACAAATTTATGGAGGACTTAGAGCGGGATCAGCTATTACAACAGCCCATACAATTCTAGGTCCTACAACAATAGCATCATTAGTTGATTTAACCCCAACACTGGAAACTAAAACAGCTAACTTTACTGCAGCAGTAGGTAGAGAGTATATTGTAAATAAAGCAGATGGAGCAGCAATAGTATTACCTGCAGCATATGCAGGTGCTCGAGTTACTATATTAATAGGAACTCTAATCACATCAAATACTACTACAATTACAGCAGCATCTGGTGATCTACTTAAGGGATATGCATTCATGGAAGCAACTGATGCTGCAAATAATAAAACACATTTTGTCCCAGATGGATCAGATGATTTAATTATTACACTAGATGGTAGTACAACAGGTGGATTAATTGGAGATAGAATTGAATTAGTAGGAATCTCTGCAACAGAATGGAGAGTAAGAGCTACACTATCACACACTAGTACAGCAGCAACCCCATTCTCATAATAATTAATTAAAATATATAAAATAATTAAAGCCTCTCAAGAGGCTTTTTTTATATGTATAATAAATGACAGTGAAAACAATAAATGAACTTAATTAATTATGGGACAAATTCGAATTTTCAATCGTCCTCCCAAACCCTTTGAATTTGACAAAGAGGATTTAGTAATAGATAATGTTAGAGGAGACATCTATTATAAAGATGATAAAAATAGACTCCAAAAGATAATAAAATCTGATGACACTAGTACTTCTTTATCTGTAGCTAATTTAATAGCAGCTTCATCTGTATCATCCTCTGCAATAACCTCCTCAGTAATATTAACAGGTAACATTACAGCTAGTGGAAATATAAGTTCTTCAGGAACTATATTTGCAGATAATTTTCAATCATCAGGCCAACAACAAATAACAGTAGCAGACAGTTTTAATATAACAGGAAGTATAACATCTAGTGGAGATATAAGTGCCAGTGGAATAGTAATAGCAAACGAAGCTAATATTATAGGTCATATAACAGCCTCAGGTAATATAAGTGCAAGTCAAGTCTCAACTATATCCAGTGGTACAGGTTCTTTTAGAAGATTAGCCCTTGGGGATACTAATGTAGCTGCTTTATCTGCAGAACTTCATATTAGGAATGCAGGTTCAGTTAATATTAACTTAGATTCATTTGATCAAAATGGTAATCAAATTATTAATTTTTTAAATAATCAAGAACCTGATTTTTCAATAGGTAATTACTTTAGTGATGGTGGGTTTCAAATAAGATCAGATCAGAAAAGATTTGCAAAATTTGGAGCTGATGATGGTGATATTATTGAATTAAGTGGTAGTCTTCATATAACAGGTTCAAATGGTCACATAATAACAGATGGTAATATCACAGCTTCAGGTAATATAAGTGCTAATGGTACTGTATTAGGAATTACAGGTTCATTTAATCAAACAGTTATAACATTAAAAGCAGGAGCTCAAGACTCACCTTTCTTAATAAGAATAGCAAATAGTAATGGGCAAGATAATAAATTAGAAATGACGAAAGACGGTATTTTAAAATTTGGGGCATTAAACACTCTACCTACGGCAATAACAGGTGGTTTAGCTTATTCAGCTTCAGCTTTTTATGCAGGACTCTAAATAATTACATATGTATAATAAACAAATAAAATTTATATAAAATGGCAGAATGGAAAAAGGTTATAGTTTCGGGATCAAATGCGGATCTAGCAGAAGTAACAGCTTCAGGAGGATTTATAGGAGATGGTTCAGCAATAACAGGACTTGTAGAAGCATCATTAGCAAATGATGCAGTTACTAATGCTAAATTAGCAAACATAACTCGAGGTAGTGTTAAGGTCGGTGGTGCTTCAAATGCTCCAACAGACTTAGCTGCAAAAACATCTGGACAAATATTAGTAGGTGATGGAACAGATATTGTGTCTGTTGCAGTTTCTGGAGATGTTTCACTTGCAGCAAATGGTGCAGTTACAATTGCAAACACAGCAGTTGAAAATGCTATGATTGGAGATGGTGCAGTTGATACTGAAGAAATTGCAGACAATGCAGTTTCATTAGCTAAAATGGCGGGATTAGCTAGAGGTAAAATAATACATGGGGATTCATCAGGCAATCCTGCAGCATTAGCAGCAGGAGGAGCAAATACTGTGCTTCAATCAGACGGAACTGATATTACTTATAATACAGTAGCAACAGCTATGATAGCAGATAATGCTGTTTCATTAGCTAAGATGTCAGGATTAGCAAGAGGTAAAATTATAGCAGGAGATTCATCAGGTGACCCTGCAGCATTAGCCCCAGGAGGAGCAAATACTGTTCTCCAATCAGATGGGACTGATATTACTTATAATACAGTAGCAACAGCCATGATTGCAGACAATGCAGTTTCACTAGCTAAAATGGCTGGCTTGGCAAGAGGTAAAATTATAGCAGGTGATTCAAGTGGTGATCCAGTTGCATTAGCAGCAGGGGGAGCAAACACTGTTCTTCAATCAGACGGAACTGACATTACTTATAATACAGTAGCAACGGCCATGATTGCAGATAATGCAGTTGATGGTGATAAATTAGCAGATTCTTTTACAGTGGCTAATAGTGTAGCAGCTAAAAATTTCACCGCTTCAATGGGTGTAAGTGCAAGTCATTTTAGTGCAAGTACAGATATAATAGCATCTGGAAATATAATAACTACTTCAGGATCCTTTGTAGGAAGTGGTGCTGATTTAACAGGTATAACTGTTGCAGATAATGCAATTACTCTAGCTAAAATGGCAGGATTAGCAAGAGGTAAACTAATAGTTGGAGACTCATCAGGTGATCCTAGTGCACTAGCAGCAGGAGGAGCTAACACAGTATTACAGTCAGATGGAACAGATATAACATACAATACAGTAGCTACAGCAATGATAGCTGATAATGCTGTTTCATTAGCTAAGATGTCAGGATTAGCAAGAGGTAAAATTATAGCAGGAGATTCATCAGGCGATCCTGCAGCATTAGCAGCAGGGGGAGCAAACACTGTGCTTCAATCAGACGGAACTGATATATCATACAACACAGTAGCAACGGCAATGATAGCAGATAATGCAGTTTCATTAGCTAAAATGGCAGGTCTTGCTCGTGGTAAAATTATAGCGGGAGATTCATCAGGTGACCCTGCAGCATTAGCATTAGGTAGTGCCAACACTGTTCTTCAATCAGATGGAACTGATTTATCATACGGTACTATTGCTACAAATATGATAGCAAACGATGCAGTTACAGGTGATAAATTAGCTAATGATATTACGATAGCTAATGATTTAACAGTAACAAGAGATTTAATAGTTAATGGTACCAGTGTTACTGTTAATACAGCCAACTTAAATGTTGAAGATCCATTTATATTATTAAAATCAGGCTCTTCTAATACATCAGATTCAGGTGTTATATTTGGTGGTTCAACTGGTACAGCTAATACAGGTAAAGCACTTATATGGGACGCTAGTTATAATAGTAATGATGGTAGATTAGCAGTTTCTACAACAGCCGTAGCGGGTGATGCTACTGCCAATTTTGACGGCTCTGGTACAGCAGGATATTATATAGCAGGTGTGTTTGCAGGAAGTGTAGATGATGCTGCAACAGCAAAAGCTGACCACGCAGGTAATATTAGAATTGAATCAAGTGAAATTTTTATCTATGTGTAATAGATAAGTGTTAAAAAAATTAATAAAAGTTATGTTCCACAGTAAAATTAATAAAGATAAAGAACCAATAAAAGGTCAAGTATCAGTACATTTATCGAAAGAAGAAATATCGATTTTACTTCAAGCAATAAAAAATTCAAGTTTTAGTGGCTCTGTGCTAGAAGAGTTATACAATCTAGTGTATAAACTACAAACAAATTATAATAAATTAAAATAAATAAGTTATGTATACCCCAAATGAATGGATAGTTATACGTCAAGGTCTTGACTTAGTAACAATCACAGGAAAAAATGCTAAAGATTTAGTTGCAATACAAATTAAAGTAGAAAAAGACATCCAAAAATCAACAGCTAAAAAAGAAAAAGAATTACAAAAAATCGTAAAAGCAGAGGCAGAAAAAGCCAAGAAATAAATTTTTTTATATATTTATAATAAATTATTGGCCCTCCATAGGGAAGTGGGCTCACAGTGAGTAACCAACCATAATAAAATAGAATATGCCAAATTGGAAAAAGTTATTAACCTCAGGGTCTAATATACAAATATCAGAATTAACATTAGATGCAGCAGGAGTAACAAAAGCATCAATAGACACATCAGGAAATATAGCAGCAGAAGGTTATATTAGTTCAAGTGGATTATTATCAGGAACAAGTTTAGATTTAAGAACAGCAGGTACACAAAAAGCCGCTATATCAGCAGACGGATCAGCTTCATTTGCAGGTGGTATAGACACAGGACATAGTCCTACAGCATCTTTGGGATATATCACTGCTTCACAATTAATAGTACAAGGTACAGATCAAGATGCAGCCATTAGTTTAAAAGATAATTCTGGTAATCAAATTGGAGTAATTGCAAGATGTGGCTCTGGTGCTAATGCCCATAGAGGTAGACTAGTATTAAGAGATAATGCTGACACTAAAATAGAATTAACCCCAATTGGTACAAGTTATATTATGGGTGATTTTAGTTCAAGTGCAGAATTAAAAGGAAACACATTTCAATTAGCACATAATGGTACAGACACACTTGATGTAGATACTAGTGGAAATTTATCTACAACAGGTATTGTAAATGCTGGTATAGGGTTAATTAAACATACCATTGGATCTAGTAAAGGTGATGTTGTTTATTTTGGAGGCACAACGTCTATGACTACAGGAGATATATATCATTTTAAAGATGATGGTACTTGGGAAAAGGCTAATTGCAATGCAGCAGCTACTAGTGATGGTTTACTAGCTGTAGCGTTAGGTGCTGCTTCAGATACTAATGGAATGTTATTAAGAGGAATGGCTACACTTGCTGAAATTGATGGAACAGAGGCAGTTGGTGATGTTTTATACCTTTCTGAAGACGCTACAGGTCATGCTAATGTGGCAGCTCCCGCCGGTGATGGTGATATAGTAAGAGTAATAGGGTACTGCTTACATGCATCTAATAAAACTATATGGTTTAATCCTGATAGCACATTTGTAGAAGTAACAGCGTAATGAACGTAGATAATATTTTGTTCAAGTATAATGAACTAAACAATATAGTAATAACATATCCACAAGAAAATACCGTGAAATTTGGATTATTATACCATATATTTAAACAATTAAAAAAATAAGTTATGGCAGAAGTAATTATAAGACCAGATGCTTTAGTTGGAACTGCAACTGGATTTGATACCGATCTTGACACAGTAGCCGGTTTAGGTAAAATTAATGATGATAGTGATTCAACTGCCATAGAACAAAACAGCACAACAGCTAATTTTCAAGTTACAATGGGAAATTCAGCTGACTATTCTGGTGCTACAATAAATTCAATTCAAGCGTTTGTTAGAGGGGTTCCTGGTAGATCAGGAGAAGCTAGTGTAACTTTAAAAGTATTAAACGCAGCAAATAGTGGGTTACAGAATGGTACTCTTTCATTTGAGAGTGGTAACTCAACACAAACTTTAGGTACTATAACAAGTGGTTTAACTCCTACTGTAGTAGATGGTCTTCAGTTATTTATAGGTCCTGATGAAAATGGAATCTCTATTATTGATTGTTGGATAGTGGTTGATTTTACTGCTGCGGCTAATCCTTTTATATCAAAAATATCGGGTATTGTTATTGGTTCAGTTAACAAAGTATCTTCTTTAGCAAAAACATCCATGGCAAAAGTAATTGCTGTAGTCAATTATTTTGATCGTTCAGCAGTAGCTAAATCAATATCTACTGGTACTAGTGAAGCAGTATATATTTCAGATTCAAACGGAAGTTATAGAGTAGATCACAACGATGCATTTTCAGTTTCTTTTTGGATAAAAGTAGGATGGAATGTAAGTGTAAATGCAACATGCCATATGTTTTCATCAGCTGACGTAGGAGCCGCTGGTGCCAACGCAGATGTATTCCGAGTCTGGTATTATGAACCCCATAATAGAATTTATGCAGAATGGAGATCAGGCTCCTCAGAAAAAAAACACAATTTTTGGTTTTTTCATTCAAATTCTTCTTCTAATAATAACTCAGCAGTTGCATTTGCGGCTGCAGGTTTAGGTACTACATTTTGGAACTCAAGTAATCGAGGAAATGCAAATAGTGATGGGTATACTTTAATAACAGTTACTCGAGGTACTACAAATTCAGCTGCAAGTTCTAATCTGAATTTATATTGGAATGATGCTACTTGTGGTATAGGGTTTTATGCTAGTGGTGGTGGATCTGGTACACCTAATATGGGTAATTCAACTGATAAACAGATAGCTATAGGTTCAAACTCATGGGATTTTAGTGACTGTGGTAATAATGATGAAACCAAATATAATGGAGTTACTGTTTGGGATAAAAAACTAACTTCATCAGAAGTAACAGAATTATATAATAGTGGTACCCCAATGGATGTATCAACTCATTCAGCATATGCAAATTGTACTGGTTGGTGGAATTTTGAAGACACTAATGGTACAAATTTAATATCAGGAGGACCTGATTTCGATCAAATAAATGGCAACTCAAATATAGGACCAATCTAATGAATTATTATATAGTAACATCAGAAGTATTTGATACTTTAACAAAAGAAAATATAGCATTTATGCATAAAAGTATGGATGGAACACAAAGACTAATAGGAACGACAGATGAAGTAACTAATAGAGTAAGAAAATTCCAGAGTATAACGTCATGTTCAAATTATACATTCACAAACCACTCTGATTGGACAGGAGATGGTGAAGGTATAGAAGAATGGGTACTTGAAGAAATCATATATATACCAGGAATAGATGATTAATGATGTTTTCTAAAATTTGCATATATGTATATCTGAACAATAATTAAAAAATAAAGTTATGGCAGTTAAAAAACCAACAGAATCTACTACATCTTCAAAATCATTAGAATCTAAAAAAATTGAAGAAAATGATCTAAATAATCTTAAACAGCTTCAAACAGAAACTGATAGATTAGTTTATAGTTTAGGTCAATTATATATTCAAAAAGAAAAATTATCTAACACTGAAAATGATCTTAAAAAGGCAATTCATCAAATTGAGCAAAAAGAAGAAGAATTAGGTAAGCAATTATCTAGTAAATATGGTGTGGGTACTGTTAATATAGAAGAAGGTACTTTCGTACCAAGGTCTTAATTTTTCCCAATATATTTTATATTTATAGGTGACTTAAAATAGTCGCCTATATTAGGTTAGGTTTGTAGATTTTTTTCATATTTATATATGTAAGCAAACACAAAATATATAACAATTATCAAATAATAAAAAGATGGCAGAAAATATAATTTCACCGGGTGTATTTACAAGAGAAAACGACCTATCATTTTTACCACAAGGTATTGGACAAATTGGAGCAGCAATAATTGGACCTACAGAAAAAGGACCAGCTTTTGTCCCTACAGTAATCCGAAGAGGATTTAATGAGTATGAAGCTAGATTTGGTACTTATAGTAATGACACATATGTTCCATTAACAGTAAGAAATTACTTAAGAAATGCAGGAACTGTTACTATAGTAAGAGTACTAGGTGGTGGTGGATATACTATACAAGAAAAAGGCCTCCAAGCACTTGTTATAACAGGAAGTGGTGACTTTACAGGAAGTTCAGATTATGCAAATGTGGATGGAAAAGTATTAGCAGTACTTCATCCTTCTAAAAATGATGATGCTAAAGCAGACAAAAATACTTTTGATGTATCGGGATCAAGTATATTAGCATTTTCAGCATCTGATTCTAACCCAATTACAGCAATGGTGCCATTTAATACAAAAAGAGATGGTTTTGGAGACACATTTTGTTTAAAAATAGCGGGTGTTGGTTTCTCAGCAACAAAAGAAGTATCTGCTTCTTTAAATCCATCTTCACCTAATTATATTACAAAAGCTTTAGGAGCAGATGAAAACAATTCAAGATCAGGTTCAAATACTTATGCTGACACAGCTTACCCTTACTTATATTTTAGAGAATATTCAACAGCTATAGACACTTTAACAACAGCATCAGCTACAGCAGCAGGATTATCTGCTTCAGTAAGTATAATACCACTACCAGAACATGTATTTACTGGAGGTACTAATAATAGTGGATTTACAGAAGGATATGATCATGCAGCTACACCAATGATTCAATCAGGATATAATGATGCTAGTGGTACTGTAACAGATTTATTTAGAGTACATAAAATTGCAGATGGTACACAAACAAACACAGATTGTAAAATTAGTATATTAAATCTTAAAGAACCTTCTGATATAGATGGTGAAGAGCAATATAGTACATTTTCTTTACAAGTTAGAAAATTTACTGATAAAGATAAATCACCAGGAGTATTAGAACAATACGATGGTTTAAATTTAAATCCAGATAGCCCACAATATATTTCAAGAGTAATTGGGGATAGATATGCTGAATATAATACTGATTTACAAAAAGTAATTATATATGGTGACTATCCTAACAAATCACAATATATTAGAATTGAAGTAATGTCAGATATAGATAATGGAGCTACTTCCCCTAAATTATCACCTAGAGGATTCGCAGCACCATTAGATCCAATTGTATCTTCTAGTGCTGGTACTACAGTATCAATATTACCAGGATATGTTTCAAAATCAGAACAAACACTTAATAGTGTATATAGTAAAAAAGCATACTTAGGATTTGATTTTTCTAAATTAGATAATCATTTCTTCTGTAGACCAATCCCATCAACTACAATAGCAAATAACACAGGTAAATTTAATGTTGATGCTCATAATGGACATTCATCAGCAACATGGACAGGATCACTAAGTGCTTCAATAGATCAATCACAAGCATCAGGACCTAATGCTGATCAAGTTAAATTTTCAGTACCATTCCAAGGTGGTTTTGATGGTATGGGACCTCATATTGTAAAAAGAACAGGAGAATTTATTACATCAACTAACTTACATGGATTAGATTTATCTAGTTCAGGAGCTTCAGGTTCAGCAGCTTATCAAAAAGCACTTGATATATTAGAAAATCAAGATGAATATGATATTAATATGTTAGCAACTCCTGGAGTTATCCATAGATTACATTCTACAGTTACAGTAGCAGCTCAAACATTAGTAGAAGACAGAGCAGATTGTTTTTATGTAATGGATTTAACAACAAGAGATGATAAACACACAGAAGCAGTAAGTCAAGCATCTGGAATAGATACTAATTATGCAGCTGCATATTACCCATGGGTTAAAGTATTAGATCCATCTAAAAATAAACCAGTATTTGTACCACCTTCAGTAATTGTACCAGGAGCAATAGCTCAATCGGATAGAATTGCTGCTGAATGGTTCGCACCAGCAGGTTTAAATAGAGGAGTATTAGGAAATGTAATTGAAGCAAGAACAAGATTAAGTCAAGCTGAAAGAGATGTTTTATATGAAGGAAAAGTAAATCCAATAGCAACATTTCCAAGAACAGGAGTTTGTATTTGGGGTCAGAAAACACTTCAAGCAAGACCAACAGCACTCGATAGAATTAACGTAAGAAGATTATTAATTGAAGTTAAGAAATTTATTGCAAGTTCTTCAAGATACTTAGTATTTGAACAAAACACAGTACAAACAAGAAACAGATTCTTAAACATAGCAAATCCATATTTAGAGTCAATTCAACAAAGACAAGGATTATTTGCATTTAGAGTACAAATGGATGAAAGTAATAATACACCAGATGAAATAGATAGAAATAGATTGATTGGTGCTATTTATTTACAACCAACTAGAACAGCTGAATTCATAATTTTAGACTTTAATATCTTACCAACAGGAGCTACATTTGATGGTGGAGGTGGTGGAGGAAGCTACTAAAAAAAAGAAAAGTATTATATTTATAACGGAATAAAATAAAACAATAAAGATGGCAATATTAAATACAAACGAAATTATGTTCACAGCATTTGAACCTAAACTACAAAATAGGTTTATAATGTATATTGATGGAATTCCAGCATTTTTAGTGAAAAAGATATCAAGACCAAATATTCAATTTGGAGAAGTAACTCTTGACCATATCAACGTAAAAAGAAAGATTAAAGGAAAAGCAGATTGGCAAAATGTTACAGCTACTCTTTACGATCCAGTAACACCTTCAGGTGCACAAGCAGTAATGGAATGGGTTCGTTTATCACATGAGTCAGTTACAGGTAGAGATGGTTATTCTGATTTCTATAAAAAAGACATTAGATTTAACGCTTTAGGTCCTGTAGGAGATGTAGTTGAAGAATGGATCTTAAAAGGAGCTTATTGTTCACAAGCAAATTTTGGAGAAATGGATTGGGCTACAGACACACCAGTTGAAATTTCATTAACTATTAGAATGGATTACGCCATCTTAAATTACTAATAGTAATAAATAATAAAAAAAAGCGCCTATTTTGGCGCTTTTCTTTTTTCTACATATATGTATATCTGAACAATAATTAAAAAATAGTTTTTACTAAAAAAAAAGTTATGGAACAAAATTCAACAAACCCAACAAACACATCAATTCAGTTTCCCTCAGAAGAAGTTACATTACCTTCAAAAGGTTTACTTTATTCAGAAGGATCCCCTCTAAAAAATGGGATTATAGAAATGAAGTATATGACAGCTAGAGAAGAAGATATCTTAACAAACCAAAATTTAATAAAAAATGGTACTGTTATAGATAAATTATTACAATCTCTTATAATAACTCCTATAGATTACAATGATTTACTAATAGGAGATAAAAATGCTATATTAATTGCTTCTAGAATATTAGGATATGGTCAAGAATATAGTTTTACATATACACACCCTAATTCTGGAGAAGAGGAACAAGTAACAGTTGATTTAACTGAAGCTGAAGATATAATACTTGATGAATCTTTGATCATGAATAATAAAAATGAATTTTCATTTACTTTACCTACATCAAAAACAGAAGTTACATTTAAACTTTTAACTCATGGTGATGAAAGACAAATAGACCAAGAAATAAAGGGATTAAAAAAGATAAGTAAATTAAGTAGTTCAGAATTAACTACTAGAATGAAAAACATGATTTTATCTGTAGATGGTGTTTATGATAAAAAAACAGTTAGAGAATTTGTAGATGGTGCTTTTTTAGCTAGAGATGCAAGAGCTTTAAGAGAATATGCAGGTTCTATTATGCCTGATATAGATATGACATTTGATTTAGAATTTAAAGATGGGGCGAGCGCGGAGGGCGTAACCATTCCCATTGCAACATCATTTTTTTGGCCTGAGTCAGCAGTATAGAAAACAATTTTTTACTCAAATTCATGATTTAGTTTATCATGGTAATGGAGGATTTGTCCACTCAGAAGTTTATAATATGCCTATTTGGTTAAGAAAATTTCATATTCAATCAATTAATGATTTTCAGAAAAAACAAGAGGAAGAACATAATAAAGCTAGAGGGGAATCAAATATAGGAGATGACAATAAAATCTTTAGACCAGGAGTAAATCCAACTAATTATAATTTTAGTAAGTAAAAAGTGCCATAGGCACTTTTTCTTTTCATATTTATACGTGAATAATTTTACATTATGGCAAACGAAAACGAAAAAGAAAGACTAACACTAGAACAGGAATTAATCCAAATGCTCAAAAACAGACAAGTAGAGCTACATGGTATAATCAACGTCATAATGATATTTCTATTAATATTCAAAATGAACTTAGAGATACTCAACTTACTGTTAAAGAAAAACAAAAAATACAAAGTATAACTAATCATTTAGTTGCACAAAATAGCAAATTAAAATTATTTTCATCAGACCAATTAGGTACTAAAGTAAAAGAAAGACAAATATTAGAACAAATAAAAAGTACTGAAGGGGCCTTAGCAGGTATTCAAAGACAAAAACTTAAAGCAAATAAATTAGAAGGAGATGCTAAAAGGGCAGCATTAAAAGACATTGAAAAACAAGAAAATGCAGCAAAAGGAGTAATAAAAACTCTACATAGACAAAGAGATGCTGCTAAAGAAATAGCAGACAATAAAATAGCAGATAGTTTTGGTAATGTAGGAAAAACACTAGAAGGAATCCCAGGATTAAATATATTTAGTGATGCTTTTGCAGGAGCAGGAAAAGCAGCAACCTTAGCAAAACAACAAACAGTAAACTTTTCTAAAGGATTTGGGGATGCATCTCAATACACTAAAGCAAATTTAGCTAAATTAGGTAAAAATGCTGAAGTTGTAGGTAAATCTGGAAAAGCCTTATTTGGATCAGCAGCCAAAAAAGCATTAGAAGCAGGAACAGCACAAGTTAAAGGAGTAAATATGACTATGCTAACTGCTAAAGCAGGTATGAAATCTTTAGCAGTATCAGTAAAAGCTATATTTGGTCCCCTAGCATTGTTAATGGCTGCTATAAAAGCAGGATTTCAATTTGATGCTGAAGTAACTAAATTACAAAAAGGATTAGGAGTATCTAGAGGAGAAGCCAAAGGTATTAGGGATAATATGTCAGGTTTATCTAGAGAAATGAAAAATAACGCAATTAATTCTGCGGATATGCTCAAATCTTTTAATACTTTAAATGAACAATTTGGAACAGCTGCTACTACTATGAGAGATGACATAGTTGGAGAAACAGCCAAATTAATGAAATTGACAGGTATGTCTGCACAATCAGCAGGAAATTTTGCTAAATTTTCTAATATATCTGGTAAAAATATGAAAACTGTTACTACTGAAGCTAGAAGAGCTGTAGTAGCAGCCGAAGCTGAAGGAGGGGCTAGATTAAATATAAATAAAACATTAGATGAAGCAGGTAAAATAGGAGGTCAAGTATCAGCTCAATTAGCAGGAAATCCAGCCAAAATAGCTAAAGCAGTAGCACTAGCTAAACAATTTGGTATGGAGTTAGAAAAAGTAGCAGCAGCAGGAAATCAATTGTTAAACTTTCAAGACTCTATAGGTAAAGAATTAGAAGCAGAATTATTATTAGGAAAATCACTTAATTTAGAACAAGCAAGATTAGCTGCTTTAACAGGTGATTATGAAACTTTAATTAAAGAAATTAATAGAGAAGTAGGATCATATGCTGATTTTACTAAAATGAATGTTTTACAACAAAAAGCACTAGCAGAATCTGTGGGTATGACAGTTGATCAATTATCAGATCAACTATTAGCTAAAGCTAATTTAAATGAATTAGCAGAAGAAGCAAGACTAATGGGGGATGAAGATTTAGCTAAACAATTAGAAGCAAGATCAGCACAAGAAAAATTTAATGATACAGTAGCTCAATTAAAACAAATATTTGTAGATTTAGTAGGTGGACCATTTGGAGATGTTTTAAATGCTATAGGAACAGCAGTAAGTGGAATGTCAGTACTTTTAGGATACGCACAAGATTTTGGTGCTTTTGTTGGAGGATGGGCTTCAGGTTTAGGAGATTTTTTAGCTGGGTTAGGACCTATAGGAAAAGCATTAAAAGGTTTAGGTATGTTAGCAGTTGTATTTGGAGCCTATAAAGCATTTTCAGCTTTAGCCTCAATACCTGTTGTAGGACCTATTTTAGGAGCGGCAGCAGCAGCAGCAGTAATAGCAGCGGGTTCAGCAGCACTAAATGGTGCTGAAACTGCTGATGATGCTACTTTTGAAGGAGGAGGATATGGAAAAAGAACATTATTAGAAGAAGGAAGAATAACCAGATTTAATGATAATGATACTATTATAGCAGGAACAAGATTAGGTAGAGCAAATGACATGATTAGTGAAGGAGCAGCTACACCACCAAGAACAACTCCAGCACCACAACCTATAATAATAGATAACACAGTAGTACACGATTCATTCCAATCATCTAATTATTATAATGGTCCTAGAAGTAGAGAAAAAGCAAACTCAGCTATATTTGACTAATATGTATAACAAAATAAAACAATAAAATTATGGGATTAAAAAATTTAAAATCAAATTTAGACATACATGGGGGTAATCAAGCTATTTCTCAGGGAGGTAATCCTGGAGGAATATTATCTAACCCAAACCCCCCTTATGATGGAGGAGCTTTCCTAGCCCAAGGACCAGAAGTAGGAGCAACAGATTATGATTATGATTTTCATAGACAAGGTGAAGGCAATACAGATTCTCCTTTTGAGTATGGTGCAGGAAAGGGTACTTACCCAGGAACGGATGATCATATGGTAGCTTTATTAGAAAGAAGAAACGTATCTAGTACTAACACAGATCCTTTAGGACCTTTAGGAAGTCAAGGAACTACTAACCCAATGATTTATAGTCCTACTCCTGGAGGAAATGGACAAGGAACATTAGATGAAGTATCTAGTCTTAATAATGCTCAATATGGTAATGGGTTATTCCATGGAGTAAGTCACCCACAACATGGACAAGGATACAAAGTAAATGGTGAAGATTTACATGTAGCATTATTAGACCAAACAGTATCAAATTATCATAGAAACTCAGATGCTAATTATGGTGCGGGTCAACCAGGAGGAAGTTTCCCAGGAATGAAACCATCCCCATCCCCTAGTACTACTGGAGTCAATGCTACTAGATATCAAGATTTAAATACAACAGCAGGAGGAATAGGAGATGCTTCCGGATTTGCAAAATATCAAAATAAATTTACAAACCCTAATATGGAACCTTCTCCAAATGTAATAGATACAGTATCAGAACAAGGATTAGAAGGATTATATACCAGTACTGTAAATTCAAGTACAGTGTATAATAATAATTGGCCAACACCTTCAAGAAACCCTAGAAATTTAGATTTAGACGGTAATACACCACCAAAATATATTAATAATATACCTCAATAAAATAAAACTATGGGGTTAAAGTCACTTTTAACAGACCTTGAGTCGTTTGATGCTAATAATAATAGCATGGACTCTTATGGGTTTCATGATACTCCAGCAAGTAGTGGGGGGTTTAATTATGGACAAAGTATTTCTATATTTGACTATAATGATGCAGCAAATAATCCATATTTTCCTTTTAGACAAAGATCTTTAGGATACGGAGATGGTAGAAATGGTACTCCTGGTCATGGAGCAGA